CGTTACCTAGGTGCCAAGTCTTCAGCGCCGAGTGTAGACAACGACGGCAATGCACTGCTGACCGGTGCCTTGTACTGGAACACCACCGGCAACCAGCTCTATGTTTGGACGGGCTCCGCTTGGAATGCGGCTGCATTTACTGCAAGCGGTGGTGTCGTGCAGACCAGCTCGACCGGCTCTGCAATCATCCCATCAGGTACGGATGCCCAGCGTGACGGCTCACCTGCTGCTGGCTACTTCAGATTCAATACAGATTCAGATTCGTTTGAAGGATACGATGGCACCGCATGGGGCGCGATTGGCGGCGGTGGTGCAACAACGCTCACTGTTACAAACCGATCGGGCAGCGGTGTAAGTGTTCCGCTGACTAATGGATTCTTGGCGGTGACTAATCGTGCAGGTTCAACCGTCAACGTACCAGTAACCTAAAGGAAATCATCATGGCAACAAGATACCCGCTGGTGCTTAACGGCACCACCATCCAAGAGCTTCAGTCTGGTGACACGATTATCGGACAGAACTTTGCGCTTACTGACGCAGCTCAAACATTTACCGCAGACCAGACTTTCAACTCGACAAGGCTAAAGCTGGCTGGCTCATCGTCAGGTACTGCAACGCTCAACGCGCCTGCTGCTGCTGGCACCAACACATACACCTTGCCACCTGACGCTTCAACGCTTGGGTATAGGAATGTGCCTCAGTCTGGCTCTGACAAAACTACGTCATACACATTAGCACTTACCGACATCGGTGAGTTTGTGGGTGTCGGCACTAGCGGATCAATCACGATCCCGAACTCGACATTCGCTGCCGGTGACATTGTTTCGATCTTCAACAACACGACAGGCAACATCACGATCACTTGTTCGATTACGACAGCTTACATTGCTGGAACGAATACAGATAAGGATACGATGACGCTGGCCACCAGAGGTGTGGCGACGATCTTGTTTATCAGCGGCACGGTCTGCGTTGTCACCGGCAACGTAACGTAAGGGGCTGACATGAGTGGAATCATGGCAATGCTGCTGGGTCGGATGGGTGGAGCAACCGGTTTTACCATCGTCCAGACGTTCACCGCATCTGGCAGTTGGACTTGTCCGACCGGCGTGACCGAGGTTGAATACCTTGTGGTTGCCGGTGGCGGTGGCGGTGGTGACAACCGAGGCGCTGGTGGTGGTGCTGGCGGGTTTAGAACTGGTACTGGTTTTTCAGTAACCGCTGGAACTGAATATACCGTAACGGTTGGGTCAGGGGGTGCTAATGCTAGTAGAGGCGCTAGTGGAGCAGATTCTATTTTTTCAACAATCACTTCAACTGGCGGCGGCGGTGGTGGAGGGACTAGCTCTGGAAGTAATCAAAATGGTTTGAACGGAGGTTCTGGTGGAGGAGGTGGCTCTAATTTTGCTGGACAGCCGCAAGGTTCTGCTGGTTTAGGCAACACACCGAGCGTTTCTCCTTCACAAGGAAACAATGGTGGAATTACTAGTAGTGACACAAACGGTGCTGGCGGGGGCGGTGGCGCTTCTGCTGCTGGTTCTAACGGTACGCCAAGCCCATCGGCAACGGGAGGTAATGGTGGAAATGGAACAGCATCGACCATTTCAGGTTCATCCGTAACTTACGCAGGCGGCGGTGGCGGTGGAGCATACGCACCTGCTACTGGCGGTACTGGAGGAACTGGCGGGGGAGGAAATGGAAGCCCTAACCAAGGCGATAATGCGACTGCCGGAACTGCTAACAGAGGTGGCGGTGGCGGCGGCGGTGGTGGTGCAGGGCCGACTGGAGGGCCGGGCAAAAGTGGTGGTTCGGGAATTGTTGTTCTTAAGTACATCGCCCCTTCACAGACAGTTTTTACTTTTAGAGGCTCAGGAAATTGGGTTTGCCCAACAGGAGTAACCACAGTTGATTATCTGGTCGTGGCTGGTGGTGGTGGTGGAAATGGCGCTGATTATTTATGGACTGCTGGCGGGGGTGGTGGCGCTGGAGGTTTCCGTACTGGCACAGCCGCATCCGTTACGGCAGGCGTTGAATACGTAATTACCGTTGGTGCTGGTGGTGCCGGTAGAGTATCTTTTGGACAAGCTGGAATCAATGGGAACAATTCTTCTATAGTTGGTGGTTCTTCTCCGTCTGTTTTTGCATCCCCCGGTATTGTTTCCGCTGGTGGTGGTGGTGGCGGTACATACAATGGTGCAGTTGGGAATGGCGGTTCTGGTGGTGGCGGTGGTGCTTTTAACAACACAACCGGAGGAACAGGAAATACACCATCAACTAGCCCATCCCAAGGAAGTAATGGTGGCACTGGTCGCACTGGACAGGATTCAACTGTTGCAGCAGGAGGTGGTGGTGGTGCTTCTGCTGTTGGTGGCAATGCTTCTCCTGCTACGGGTGGAAATGGCGGTGCTGGCACAGCTTCATCAATTTCTGGGTCGTCTGTGACCTATGCAGGCGGTGGCGGTGGCGGTGCGACAACAGGTGGAACTGGTGGTGCTGGAGGAGGAGCTAATGGAGTCGGAGTTGCAACTGCAACAGCAGCTACAGCGAATACTGGAGGAGGTGGTGGTGGCGCATCCGGTGGTGCGAATCCCGGTAACGCAGGAACTGGTTCTGCCGGCGGTTCTGGTATCGTAATTATCAAAATCAACCAATAAAACTATGGAAACTAAAGTCTATCGATTCATGGGCATCGACACGGCAATGCAGTTGCTACGTCCGGGTGCTAAATGGGAAATCTCAAACAACGTATTTACTCGTTGGGATGATCCTAGACCTTGCCCGTCCATTGAAGAAGTGTATTGGGTGATGGACAGAATCAAAGAGTTTGAGGAAAGCATTCCGACCATGTGGCTACCAGAGCAGCTTGAGCAGATGGGCGTACAGATGAAAGAGATTGAGGAAGCCATCGGATGAATATGCACAATCTTTTCCCAACACCTGTGGGGATGTTTGATTTAGACCGTCCGTTGACCAACGAGGAAATGCTGTTCGTTCGCGGTCAGGAAACTAGGCCGAATGAGGGCAACACGACCAGCAAAAATAACTTTGTGCTGCGCGACCCTACGATGACTTCCCTGCGCGGCTGGCTTGAGGACTGTGTGGCTGAATACTTCAAGGCAACCAGCAACCCTAAGCATGACGTTGACCTGCGGATTACGCAGAGCTGGTTTAATTATTCAGAGCAGGGGCAATGGCATCACAAGCACGCGCATCCGAATAGCTTTGTGTCTGGCGTGTTCTATCTGAACACCAATCCAGATGACAAGATTTTCTTCTATCGCTCTGGCTGGCAACAGATTAAGTTTCCACCGGAAGAATGGAACTTGTACAACTCCGAGTCGTGGTGGTTTGAGGCCATCACAGGGCGGCTAATTCTGTTCCCCTCCTCGCTTGAGCATAACGTGCCGACGGTGACGGGTGATGATGTGAGGATAAGCATGTCGTTTAACACATTCCCTGTTGGCGTGGTGGGTGATGAGATGCAACTAACTGGATTAAAACTGGAGGCTTAAATGGCGCACTTCGCTGAACTCGACGCAAACAACGTGGTATTGCGCGTCATTGTAATCGACAACAAGGACACAGCAGACGTTAACGGTATAGAGAAAGAACACATCGGTGCTGCATTCTGTGAGCGCCTGTTTGGTGGCAACTGGAAGCAGACCAGCTACAACGGAAACATGAGAAAGCGCTTCGCAGGTATAGGTTTTATCTATCGCGCTGACACTGATGCGTTTGTTACACCACAGCCTTATCCGTCATGGACATTAGACGATGACGCTAACTGGCAACCACCGGTAGCAATGCCTACTGATGGTCAGAAATATAGCTGGAATGAAACAACTCAGACTTGGGATGCAGTTGAGTAATCATGGAAGACTTGATCACAAAGATTGCCGTTGGCATTGCTGGCCTTGGTGCCGGTGCTTGGGGTATGTACCAGAAGGTGAAGGCCGACAACCGCAACAACCATGCGGCTGATCTTACTGGTGCGGCTTGGGCGCAGGTAGTCACTACCTTGCGCGAAGAAGTGTCACGCCTGTCGGAACGGCTGGCTGCTGTCGAGGAGCAGAACCGTCGGTGCGAGGAAGCGAACGATGCCTTGCGCGAAGAGATCATTAGCATGAAGAAGCAGCTCCACTTGTTCTGATGTGTGGATCCGCTAACGCTACTTGCTGCTGCAAACGCTGCGGTCGCGGCGGTAAAGAAAGGCTGCCAACTTTACAAGGACATAAAAAACGCCAGCGGCGAGGTGTCCGACGTACTGAAGGATTTGCGGGCGCAGTTTGATAAGGTAACAGGTGGCAATCCGACAGTTGAGCAGAAGCAAAAATTTAACGCCGAGGTGCAGCGCGTCCAGGAGATTGCAAAGGCTGACCCAAATGATGTGTATACCGAGATCGGTAACCAGTTGGGTGCGTTGATGGACAGCTACGATGCACTAAGCAAGGCGCTGCTGGCTGAACAGATGGAGAGCAAGAAGGTTTACAAGGGCGAGGAAAGCATTGGCCGCCGAGCGCTGCGTCGAATCATCATCACGACACGCCTGGATGCCATGCTGGCAGAGATACGAGAAACCATGGTGTTCCGCAGCCCGCCAGAATTGGGATCACTTTGGGGTAAGTTCTCTGAGATGTGGGAAACCATTGTGGCCGAGCAAGAGGCGGCGCACGCAGAGGAACTTAAACTGATTCAGATGGCTAGATGGCGACGCAGAAAAAAAATAGCGGAACTAAAGGCCAAAGCAACTTGGATTTCAGCAACCGTTTTCGTAATTCTGTGGGGGGTGCTTTTGATGTGGCTAACGACAAGAAGCGCAACGATGAGGACATCCCTTGGTCATTACTAATCACGGTGATGGCGGTGCTGCTTTGCTTCTTCATTGTCATGCCCATCATTGGCTATATGCTGTACGACCTACACTTTGCCACGCAGGCTGCGGTGTATGAAGTAAAGAAGATGAAACAATTGAGGCGTGAAATACTAGAGGAACGAAATCTATACAGGGGTAATTGATGCTGACTGAAAGCCAACTGAAGCAGATGATTCCTGGCAACAAGCACGTTAGCTACTGGCACAACGCGCTCGAGCAACTGCTGCCTGACTACGACATCAACACCCCGCAGCGGATTGCTGCCTTCATTGCGCAGTGTGCGCATGAGTCTGGCAACTTCACCACGCTCAAAGAGAATCTTAATTACAAATGGGAAACCCTGCGCAGGTTATTCCCAAAATATTTTTCCACCGATGATGTCGCCAAAGAATATGCCAGCAAACCCAACCGGCAAGAGGCTATTGCGAACCGCATATACGCTGGCCGCATGGGCAATGGCGATGAGTCTAGTGGCGATGGCTTTCGCTATTGTGGCCGTGGCCTCATCCAACTTACCGGTCGATCTAATTACCAGGCTTTTGCCGACAGCATAGAGGTGGATGACAGACCGCTCGAAATTACCGAGGTGCCTGAGTACCTGGCTACCTTCGAAGGCGCTGCACAGTCTGCCTGCTGGTTCTGGGAAACCAATAACCTGAACAAGTTTGCCGACGCTGATGACATCCTGGGCATGACCAAACGGATCAACGGCGGCACCATCGGACTGAACGACCGGATCAAGCATTACAAACACGCGCTTCATGTCTTGGGGGTCAAATGAGATACCTGCTGATTCTGCTGCTGCTGGCTGGGTGCGAAGACAGATTCAGATACCCGTGCCAGGACAACAAGAACTGGAACAAGCCTGAGTGCCAGCGACCGACCTGCGCGGTGACCGGCACTTGCCCCGACCAGCTGGTGCCAGCTGCTGACTTTAAGCCGGAGGAACAAAAACCATGAAGTGGACTCCAGATCAAATCGACTCGGTCATCAAGCTAGTCATCGGCACGACGTTCTGTGCTGTGCTGCTGATGATGTCGAGCCTGGCCATGTACTCGGTAGTGTTCGTGACCCAGCCGATGAACTCCATTGCGCCTGCGGATCGCCAGTTCTTTATGTTGCTATCGGACATGTCGAAGTACATCCTCGGTGCGCTGGCAACCCTGTTGGCCATCAAGGGCAAGGACGGCGTGGCCAAACTGATCGACCCACCGCCTGGTGTTAGCAAGGCCAGCGATTGGACTGACCCGCAGCCACCGGCACCCAAGGCTCCGGCCCCAGTGCATCAGCGCGTCGAGCCTATGCTAGAGACTAGCCCACCACCACCCGTGGCGGCAGGCTTCAACGGTAAAGCAGCACCACCAGCAGCACCACAACCTGAACTATAGGGGGAACCATGAACGCTTTTGTACTGATCCGCATGGCCGCAACCGTGGCAGCCAGCCTGCTGTTAGCATTCAACGTCCACGCTGGTGGCGAGATGAAGAAGGTCTGCCGGGAAGATCCGAAGACCAAGAAGGAAGTGTGCCGCGATGTGAAGGTTCATAAAAAATTGGAAGGCACAAAAGTGCCGCCATCAAAATGAATCCTTATTTCATTGCCGGTGCTGTCATAGCTGTCGCACTGGCTGGCGCTGGTGGCTACGTCAAAGGCTCGGCAGCAGGTAAGGCCGAGGTGCAGGCGCAATGGGATCAGGAAAAGGCCAAGCTGGCAGAAGAGTATGCGAAGGCGCAGGCAGCTGCACGCGAGAAGGAACAGCAGCTACAGGCCCAGGCTGACAAGCTGAGAGAGGAATCGTATGAACAGATTAAGGATATTAACGCTCGCTCTGACCGGCTCATTGACAGCCTGCGCAAGCGCCCCGAGCGCCCCGCCGCCCCGGCAGGTGCCGTGTCCAGTACCGCCAGCTCTTGCAGTGGAGCGTCTGGAGCGGAACTGGATCGGGCAAATGGAGAGTTTCTTGCAAGGTACGCCGCCGACGCAGCAAGGCTCCAATCAGCCCTCGACACCTGCATCCGTCAGTACGAAGCAGTGAGGAACACCCCCCGCTGACACTGCGCCCCTCCTGCGCTAACCAAAGTATCAGCGGGTTTTCCCGGCTATCAGTCGGGATTTTTTTCCTTGTTCATTTCAGCGCCCAGCATTCGCAGCCGCTTCTGGTAAGCCTGTGAATGCTGCAGCATGGCACCAGGCTCCATCTGTTTGAACATCGCCTGGTTCGCTTCCTTGAAATTTTTTAGCGCTGTCATCCGGTCACGCTCACTAGCCTTGCCTGCTGACATGGTCTTGTCGGCAAGCGTTTCGTAGGCTGCAGACCACTCAAGCTGGCTGGTGTGGGTTGATTTGACCACTGGCCCGGCATCACCTTTGCTTGGCACCATCAGCTGATAGATGCTTATCACGCCAGGTTCTGCAGCAGGTTCTGCAGATTCTGCAGAATCATTCTGCAAATCAGAATTGGCTTCCTCCAGATCCGGCACATACTCATCCACCGTGGTGGCGATGATTGTTTCCATCACTGCGGTTGGCTCTGGCGGCGCGATCCGATCCAATGGATTGGCTGGCAGCGGCGTGATATTCTTGGCTGGCTGTGGCCGTGCCTCTGGCGGGAAATCCTGCGCCTCTTCGACTGTGATCAGCCCCTTCAGCGCGTCAGGAAACGCGTCACGCAGCGCAAAGCCTCGAGCTCGCATCTGCATCATGCGCTTCGGGTACGCCTGCCACGGCCCCTGCTTGCCCCACAGGCCAGCTCGCTTGGCATCCTCGACCGAGAACTTAGCAATCACCGGCTTGCGACCCTTGCGCTTGGCCACGCACACAGCGGTCGGGTTCGGCGTGCCTTCACCCTCGAAATACTCTTCGATGTCTTCGCAGTGTGGGCTGGCCTGCACCAGCGCCATCGCTGCATCACCGTAGACCGAAGGCTTCCCATTTATCACCGCGATATTTTGTAACGCCTGCATGGGTGCCAGGCCGATCTCTGCACCCCATTGCATGGCCACCAGAATATCTTGCGGCTTGCCGGTGTAGGCTTTGGGTACTAGGCTGGACGATGCCAGCTCTTCGGCAAACTGCCTGGCTTCGGTAAAGGTTGCAGGCGCGAACCCCTGTCTAGTTGTAACGAGATTGGTCATTGTTATCCCCTGGTAAAAATTCATGGATGGTGTAAAGAACTAGCGCGGTGAAGGATTCGACGATCTCTTCGGCCTCTTCCTCGCTGCACTTGGGTATCGTGTTCAACAGCGCAACCACAGCTCTGGCGTGCGCCTCTTCGAGTTTGGTCATAGTGCCTCTTTGATGGACAGGGTTGATTGTCTGATGCTGTATGCGTCCTTCGCAGGCACCACCTTCTCTGGTGTCGCTTTGTAGCTACGCATTGGCCAGCGGATCTCGAAGCGACCGACGGTGCCTTTGGATGCCTGGCCGAGCATGGCTTTGAGCTCGGTCTCTGCTTCGGAGCGTTTGCCTTCTGCCTCTTTGATGGCTGCGTTGGCGGCTAGGATCTGGTCGGCCAGCTGTTCAGCGCGACCAGGTAGGTTGACTACCGCAGCCTCATCAGCTGCCGGGTACATACGGTCGGCATCCTTGCTGTTGGCTGGTGGGTAGTAGTCAATCTCGCCGGTGGCTTTGTACTTCTCAATCTTGTTTTGGAACTCCAGCACCGCAGTCTTGATTGTTTCCAGCGTCTGCTTGTGCGGCTCGAACAAGAAGATCCGCAGCACGGTTCCCTGGTACAGCACGGCCACGGCACCCCATCGGGCCTGCATAATGTCCATCTGTGCCTGCAACTGCACAGGGCCACGGTACAGCGCAGGCATTTCCTCGGGCGACACCGCGGTTAGCTTGGCCTCAAGTACACCATAACCGTCCAGCATGATCTCATCTTGGCCCACCACAATAATGCCGGCATCCATGTCGGTGCGGATCTTCTGCCCACGGCCATGCGCCCAACCGTCCAGGCTGCAAGCCAGCGGTAGCGTCTTATGAAAGAAGGCCGAGTCGAACTCGGTCGAGAGCTCGAGCAGCTCGAGGCGCTTGGCTGTTTCCAGCAGGATCAGGCGCTCGATGCGGTCGCCCCAAGCCATCGCTTCGTTCTGTTTGTCTTCGCGTGGCAGGCCTTTGCTGGCGTTGATGCTGTACTGTAGTTCGTCATTGGGTGTCTGGTAGCGAGACAGCCCGAGCAGCGCTGGCAGGCGGCTGGCGCTCATCATGTAGTCCGGTGTTAGTTTGCCTGACATGTTTCCTCCGTTAGTTTATAGACCCGCACAACGCGAGCGTGGGCGGCTTTGTGAGCGGCTTCTGTGTAGCCGATTGCTGTGAATTTTTTACCCCGGAAAACGGCACCCAAAACCGATGGGTGCAGCTCCGCAGGCAGGTTGATGGCAGCTCGAACATCGTTGATGGACACCGAGCCCTGCTGCCTGCAGATCTGAGCTGCAATTTCCCGGCACTGAGCCAGGAAGTCGCTGTCGCGTTGCTCGAACAATGCCAGCTGGGCATCGCGCAGGATCTGGCCGGTGATCATATGACACCCGCCACAAAGAACATGGCCATGACAACAAAGATCCCGAGCAGAAAACCGTTGAAGAAATCGTCGTTCATGCTGCACCCCGCTGAATAAGGTTGGAAACTTGGGCAGCGCCCCAGGTACGGCCACCGCGAGCAGTCTGCACGCCGCGAGCTGTGAGTGCTGCTGCGATTGAGCGCAGGCTGGTGATGCCTGCACGCTGCAGGTCGGCGATGATGGGCATCATGCGAGCTGCGAATGCGTCAGCGTTAGCACGGCCAGCGGCTGCACCGGCTTCTGCTGCTGCCTGGGGGTTTGGGTTACCGAGTTTGACACCGCGAGCCTTGGCGGCTTGCAGTGCTGCCTTGGTACGGCGGCTGATCTCTTCGCGCTCATGCTGGGCAACCACAGCGCGAATGCCGAACTCAAGCGTGCCAGCGTGCGGCATGTCGGCTGCAACGATCTGAACGCCAGAGTCACGCAGGGTCAGCAGGAACGCTGCCTGGCGCGACAGACGGTCGATCTTGGCAATCAGCAGAGCAGCGCCAGTGGCTTTGCACATGGCGATGGCAGCGGCCAACTGTGGCCGGTCATCGTGCTTGCCTGATTCGATCTCTGTGAAGCTGTGGATGATGCCGTCAGCGTATGCTTTGACTGCGGTGTGCTGGGCTTCGAGGCCGAGGCCAGATTGGCCCTGGCGCTCAGTAGAAACTCGGAAGTAAGCTACATACTTGCTCATGTTTTGCGCTCCTGTATCTCGGTGGCGTTGCGGTCTTGAGTGACCGTAGACAGAGACTCTCATATATCGCCGGTATATGTCAACACCCCAAACCAAAATAATTTTAGGTGCTGTCAAATTGGCAAGCGTTGACGGCGTTACGGTCTTGGAATTATATTCGGGCGATATACAGGGGGGGAGTTATGAAACAGGGCAAGATGTTTTTAATGCGTATGCGGCCAGAGGTAAGGCAGCTGCTAGACCAAGCGGCTGCAGAGCAGCGTCGCACCAGGGTGTCGATTCTGGAAGAGCTGATACTGGAAGCCTATGGCAAGCGCTACCAGAGCACGCAGGATCGGCTGAACAAGCTGCTAGGTGGCGCATGAACGGTCGCGGTAAGCGGAATAAGGGTGCTGCAGGCGAGCGTGAGCTGGCCAAGCTACTGACTGATGAGCTCGGGTTTGTGGTCAAGCGCAACCTGGGCCAAGCCAGAGATGGTGCGGACGACATCACGATCCAGCACTTTAGGCTTGAGGTAAAGCGGCAGGAGCGGTTGCAGATTGATGCCTGGTCGCAACAGGTCGAGGCGTGTGCGCAGCCGCATGAGGTGCCGGTGGTAGTCTACCGGCGCAACGGCCAGCCCTGGCGCGTCTGCCTTTTATTGGATGACTTTATACCTATGCTACGAGATCAATTAGAGGGAAACAATGCAAACCAAACTGAAGCTGGCTGATGACACGATGCCGCCAAAGAAAGAAAAGAAGCCGGATGACACGCCGAGTGTGTGGAACCCAAATTTCAAATATAAGCCAGCAGGCACGGCGATGGACTTAGCCGCCAAGT